CCCATTCTTCAGCATAACCTTGAGCAGTTGACGCTGCAGTAGCAGATGTAGATGCGTTAGTAGCCGATGTAGAAGCAGAAGAGGCAGAAGAAGATGCAGATGTAGCAGAACTAGAAGCACTACTAGCTGACGATGCAGAAGCAGTTGCAGAGTTTGCAGCATTGGTTGCTGAGTTAGCAGCAGATGTAGCTGATCCTGCAGCAGCAGTAGCAGACGCAGCAGCTTCAGCAGCTTTGGTAGACGCTACAGATGCTTCATTAGCAGCATCAGTGGTTGCATCACCCGGACCTCCAGCACCTCTCCATATAGCCATATTACTTCCTTACTTAGTAGCAATATACATTGTTACTTCAAAACCAAATCTTACTTCCGTATATTGAGGTTTAGACCACATTGAGTTCTCCTAAGAAAACTCCCCAGACCGTTAAGCCTGGGGAGGTATTACAATAGCCTAGAGTTAGGCTGGAACAGCTAGAGCAACAGCAGAGCTGTCACGAAGCTCAGCAACACCATAGAGCATATCTGAGGTGAAGAGAGTTCCGAGGTACTCTTGCTTGTACTGTGACTGAGAACGTACACCCATTTGCTCAGCAAGAACAAAAGCGTCTTTATGAGCAAGCAAGCAGATACGGTCAGTTCCTGAGTTACCAGCACCAGTATCAGCATTGGTAGTTACATATACCTTAACACCATATACGTCACCTACCTGACCATTGCGGATAGTGTTTCCACCAGCTGCCTCACCAGTGTAAGCCTGCTCTGTGAATCTGTTAAGACCCATCAAAGTGTTGCGAACGTTAGGTGGGATAACAAGGAAACGATCCGTCATTGGAACGTCATTGTCATCAAGTCTCTGGATTGAACGACGAATACCAGCATCACCAAGCGCAGCAGCGTTTGAAGATGAAGAGTTGTATGCCGTTGCACCAGTTGAACCGATCCAAGCGTTGGTTGAAGAAGCTGCAGTAGCGTAGTCATTAGTACCAACAGTAGCACCATTAACACCACGACCAAGCTGGATAAGGTCTGTATCAACTTGTTTAGCAAGAGCGTAACCAGCGTCGTCCGTATAGAACTTACGTAGTGAAGCAAGTGCTTGAACTTCTACGATGTCCTCGATCAATCGAGAATACTCATAGTGTTTGTTGATAAGAACTTGTTGCTCTGACTCAGTTGCAGCAATTAGTGTAACTTGAGTAGAAGCAGCCTTTGCAGAAGCAGAACCACGAGTAGGCTTCGGAATGTGAAGCGTATCGCCTTTCTTACCTTTGAAAGACATTTTAGAGAAGAGATTAGCAGCAACAAGATTCTGCTTGTAAGCTGCAATGATTTCGTCACTCCAAATCTCTGGGATAAATTTATCCGCAGTAGTAAGGGTAACGTGATTAGTACCAAGTGCCATTTTTTATTTCCTTTCTATTTGACACGCCCTTCTGCGTATGCTGACATTATCTCATCTTGCATAGCATAGTAGCGATCTGGATCACGTAAACGTAAATTAATTAAATCAGATCTACGATAAGTCTTTTTAGAACTCGGAGCAGGTGAGCCAGTATCTACTGTAGCAGCTTTAAGATTCTTAGCATTTGCTTGCTTTGATTCAGTAACCATGTCAGGTTCTTTTACTTGTCTCTCTTTATTCATAAGATTCCACGTAGATAATAGTTCTGTCGCAGAATCATAATCATATTGAGAGTGAGCCTCCGTAAAGAGTCGTGTTCTTATTGGAGAAACCTTTATCCAATCGTAAAACGTAGGATCTTGGATTCCTTCATCAAAGTTAGGAAACTCTTGCCTTAATCTTTGTTCAACCTGCTGTTGCTTGTAAACAAATGCTTGTTGCTTTGCTTCTTTAATAGCAGGATGATTGTCTACAGCTTTATTTAGCGTACCTATCGGGTCTGCAAAATAATTATCTGATAGATCTTCTTCTTCTTTAGGGTCTTCCACAGCTTTTTTCTGAGAGAGTTCCCGTTTTAGAAGTTCGTCAGCTAGTTTTCTGACTTCGCCAACTTCTTGAGCTTGTTTACCAATTAGCTTTTCAGCTTCCTGGTGCATCTTAACAATGTCATTAATAGACTTATTACGATACTTGTCTGGTATTTCTGGTTCAGGTTGTTCCTCTACAGCAGGTTCTTCGGCTTGCGCTTCAACTTGCTCTTCTGGAGTCTGCTCCTCTTCTACACTATCAAATTCAAGTTCTTCCTGTAACGGATCTTCAAATTTAGCCATATTGTCTCCTGTCACGTTTGTGATTTTAGGAATTAAAAAATATCACCTGACGCTAACCCTCTCTGCGTTTATTGGCGATTCTTGTTGCCTCTTCGTGTTTTCTAGCCCAAGCATCTGCAGCAGTTGGAAAGTCTCCCGACACTCCTTCTAATGCTATGCGTGGTGCTGA